GTAGAAAGTTATCATTGTAATTGTTTAATAATTCACGTAGGGGTTCCAGACTTGTCTGTGTCCCATTCACATATTCAAAACCAAGGTTGGCTATGTCTTCACCTATCACCTGCTGAAATAATTTCGACAGCACATCATCCGCTACATCACTTCCCATAGGGGTTTCCTGTTTGATCTGTGCAAACAATTTAGTGTAGCTATCTTTCTGTGTCGTAGTCAGAGTAGGATTCGACACCATGAACACCGCCTCTACCTCATCTACCGTGAGGTTACGTTTGTAGGTACTCATAGCATAGTCAACTACCCTTTTAATTTTCTGTACATCCTTGGTGAATAATCGTGGAGGACATTTCACACCTATGTGGTTGTCATAAAAGTCTTTATCTAGTAATGATCTTAGCAGAGCTAATTCCATATCATGTTCTCCAATCTGTTTAAATCTTCAGTGTCCCGGTACTTCAAATCATTGTTTAATTTCAATACCTTAATACTACTAGCTGCATTCTGTAACTCTTTTGCCATGGCAATTGTTTTGGGCAGGGCATCAGCATCTAAGGCGACTACAATACGGGAGAAGTTCCTATCCCGCAAGAAGTTTTTCTGTTCCAAGGATAGAGATGTACCCATAATACCTATACCAGTAGCACCTACAACTTCTTGGGCAACAACTGCTGCGCTTATACAATCCTCTACTACTACGGCTTGGCGGGTATCACCTACCACATAAGGTACAGAAGAGTTTCCATACCGCTTCCACTTAGGCATCCTGTTGCCAACTGCACGGCCTGTAGCATCCACCATAGCGCCATCATTGTAGATAGGGAACACAATGCGATCTTCTCGCACATCCCACATAAGTTCAACGTCTAAGCACCACTGCTGTAGCCAAGCCTGCGCTGCCCTGTTAGCCCCTATAGGCACTATGTAATCAGGCCGTTCAAATAGTTTGCCTTCCTTTGACTGCTTACCAGCAAGCTTCGCACGTACATCCTCCGCTGTCATGTGGGTCTTGACACCACCATGTAATCTACACCCAGCCTTATAGCAATTCCATACCAAGAACCCCTCCCGGTTAGAAGCAGTGAAGGTTTTAAATCCTCTGCATACGGGGCAGTCTCGCCGTGCGGTCATACCATCAGGTAAATCAAGGTCCTCAACAAAATGTAGTACATCAAACATTGATATATCTCATCTGTCCATCTCCTGTCTTAAAGTTAAGGCTGCACTGGCTGATGTATAGGTATGATTCATGTATGGCTTTACGCTTTGTGGATTAGCATGACCAGTAACAGACATGATCTGCCCCATAGGTACACCAGCATCATTCATCTGCGTAGTACCTGTCCTACGCAAGTCCATGAGCCATAATTCCTTCGGTAGCTTAGCTGCTATCATCACCTTCCTACCAAGCCTGCTTATGTTTGTCTTGGTGTACGGCAGGTACTTACCCTCACGAGGAAGCAGCATGGGTGCTACATATTGCTGAAAGCCAAAGTCATTTTGCTGTGCAGCCAGCATACTGTGTAAGCCATCTGATACAGGCAGACGCACCTCTGCCCTACGTTTGGACTGTTCAAGATTTAATATCTTATTGTCCATGTCGAGGCTGTCCCATGTCAGGTTACGCATATCACCTATACGCTGCACCCATTCGTAGCCCATCTGTACAATCAGTCCTATGTTACGCCATCGCCACTCACCATACGCTGTGTCAAGGAATTGTAGGACATGTTCATGCTGCCATACAACCTTCCTATGCGGTGATTGTTTCCGTTTTACCCGCATGAAAGGGTTGTCGTTGCAGTATTCCTTATCTATTGCGTAGTTATACACTATGTTAATGGTGGTACATATGTGATTGGCTAATGATATGCCTTGTTCTACCCACACCTCATATGCAGCCTTGGCCTGCCTTGGCTTTATACTGAGGAAGGTAGCATCATTAAGTGTCTTCACTGCCGTCGCTATAAAATAACGGTAGTCCTTCTGTGTATCCTCCCTTAACAATCTAAAGTTGTTACTTTCAAAATAATCATCAGCTAACTCCGACAACTTACTCCTTCTACCTATAGTTGTAGCCCTAGTTAAACGCCATGCATCTATCTTAGCATTCAACTCATGGGCTATTGTGTAGGCAGCAGACTGTACACTACCTAAGCTCACACGCTCAACCACACCCGCAAGTATTAAGTTTTGCGGGGGGTTGAAGCGATAGAGCGCAGTGCTATCCGCTGCCCGATACATCTGTACGTACCGGGGTAAGGTCATTCATCCTCCTCAAATATATCCTCAAGAACATCTTCATCATAGCCAAGTAAAGCTAGATCATGCCGGGCCTGTAGCTCATTAATCTGCCCGTAGTCTAGCTTCTGAATGACACGCTCCACCTTCATCTCCCAGAAGGTACGAGCACTGACTAGGCTGCTAGTTGTAGGAACTGGGGACTGCTGATCCATTTGCTCACCTCATGTTCTCTCTTCCACATGGAAACACTGGCGGTATCGTTACCAGTATTGCGAAGCTCAAAGCCGTTACGCTCATCTGCATACGTAGCATAGTTTGTGAAGGCACTGTACAACGCATACTTATTTGCTCCACGTTGTGCTATCTCTGCATGATACAGGTCGAGCATACGTTCTGCCTTACGTTCTGATGCCAACAGTGAATCCAGCATGGCCTTCACCTCCACCGTAGTGGTCAGGGTGTCTGCCCATGTCTGTAAACGCTCACCGTGTTTATAGAACGCAACCTTGGCCTCACGTAGCTCATCAATGAACCTGTCCAGAACAAAGCCAGAGGTATTTTTCCTGCGTACCTTGTCCCAATCGCCACTGATCTGCCCGTTAAGGCAGAAGAAATCTATACCACCAAAGAATACTTGGTTGCTACATGATCCATCAATACCATGCAACGCAACGATGCGCTGCGATATCTCAGACTCATGCTTAGGGGTACGCACCACAACCTTGGCATTAGGCAAGGTGCAATCCATCATAGCCCACGCATTGTTACGGGCAGTACTATACTTGCAGGTAATGTCCTCAAGATCATACGCTGGCATCTCTTCCATCATGCAGCTTTGTACACTGCGAAAGAACTCAGGATGCGAGGCACATTTAAAAGATGTACCAACGGTATCCAGATATTCACCCGTGCTTTGATTGACCACGTACTTTTTAGTAGGTGCCTTGGTAGGCTCAAACTCTACGCCAAAGTCGATGCGCTCATCAACCGGCCCGAATACATGCCGGGGATTTGTGTTGGATTGGAATTGAATTACATTATTCATTTTGTTTCTCCTTCTATCTTATTCATATAAGAACTCTTACTCTGTTGTCAAGATTGCCAACGATAAAAAATATGGTCACCAATCTTGCCTATAAATATCTTTGAACTTGCCCAGCTTGGCTTAACATGCACACTATGATAATGCGTAGCGTAACCTATATTAGATGAGGGTTCGCCCGTTAAAGCATCTCGCGCAACAGCCAGTGCTGCTTTCCATGCTGGCTTATTTCTAGGCTTGTCAGACTTACCGTCACAGTACCAAGAGAATTGACACCTATGTCGTACCGGAAAGTCTTTCTTCCATGTATACGTAGGGCCTTGCTTGACTACCTCACACACAGTATAGGGAAATCTGCTATCATATACTCTGTTGAGTACTACTTCAGCAACAGCATATTGCCCCGCCAATGGCTGGTCCCTTGCCTCGTGATACACATTGAGTGCCAAGCAAAGTAATGCGGTTTCAAGCATGGCAATCATCCATAGGAGATAGTCCCATCTGGTCCCATACTTTCTTACTCATTTTCCACTTCACTCTCATGCGGCTATCCCTTTCATCGGTGCATAGGCGAACCCATTTCCTGCCTATCACCACTCGAACATGACGCATACCACATATAGGAAGCTTACCTTCCACATAAAACCGATACCGCACAGCCTTAGCCCACACCTTGGGCCAATGCTGAAACTCTTCCGGTATATCAGGCATAGTATATCCTTGCCTACCAAGCGCAGACATTTTAGGCTTACGCCCACGCTTGGCCTTACGGCGCAGGAAGTCAGGTATAGTTAACCCTTCATGCATCTTGCCACTCCTTTACCCATAGAAGTTCCACTGTCTCTGCCATTAATCGGTTTGCCTTTACGTCAGCAATCTCCCTCTCAACAGCGCCAACCCAATCCTTGTCTGACCGGCGCTTTGTGGTAGCCATCATTTTCTTTCCATCAACATCTGTGATCTCAAGAGCGATATGATACATCATAACCATTTTCCTTTTCCTGTCTACGTTTACGGCGTTGCTCACGGCGATTACGTTTCCATTCATCAGGTCTTTTATTGACCAGCGGTTTCTTCCGGGGTGGCTTAGTCGTCTTGCTGCAACTGCTTTGCATGTTTCACTTTCCTTTTGTACGCCCTCGCAGACGGTATAACTTGTCCACGAGGGCGATTGGTTGCGAAGGTGTAAGCGACAGGGTTACGCCGCTTGCTGGGTTTTTTTCGAGACACTGTGCGTGACATGATCCTTTGTTCCTGTGATAGATGTTATTCGATACAGATTCCAGAACGGATTACCAAAGTATAGTACCTTGTGTCCGTCATAGACCCTGACAAATTTCTTGGTGTTGCTTACAGCATACCCCATGTACTTGTCATTAGTGCGGTTGATTGTAGGCTTGACACCTTGCTTGTGAAGCTTACGCAGGGTCCACTTAACTTTAATCTTCTGTACGATATTAAACATTATAATCTCCTTGGTTGGTTGGGTTGTGTTTACTGTTATACACTACTCATATAACTATGTCAACAGGAAAATTGACATGGCTTGCTAAAATTACAGGGGCACGGCTGTGTGTCTTGCGCCATGAGGTATTCACATCATACCATACAGGCACAATCACCAGCTTATCTAGCCTATTCTTGAACCTACTCATATACTGAACAGCATCCTCGAACGTGGGCAGTAAATGAAACCCTGACTGATATGTTGTCTTACTCGTTCCATCTTTAGCACGAGGCCGCACTTCTGCCCTCAACCATCGGCCCTGTTCGATCCGCCGTGTTCCATAATTACCGTGAAATAAGGTACGGATACCATCCTCATACCGCTCAACAATCTTATAGCCTAGCTTTGTCTCAAACATTGTTATATTCCTCACTATCTACATCTCCCCACATATGTATGTGGGCTTCACGATTATTCAGGAACAGGTCAGATGACATGTTATAGTAGGCATGTTCACCTGTAGCTGGGCACCACATGTATATCAGTGTGTGACCAGACATAGCTTTGAATGGCTTCTCACCTCCGTCACATGCAGGTTGCCATTGATGATGGTTATTTTGCATTGTCCTCTAGCTCCTTGTTAAAGTAAACATTCCACCATAATTCGTAGAATATGGGGGATACAGGCTTGCTACTGAACGGGTATGGCGCAGGTAATGTTGCGCGTACCCGTGTGTCAATATCTCGCTCGAACTCAGTGAACTCATCCATGTTTTTCTCCAAGCTGATTGTAGTAGACTTGGCCGATCAATCCGAAACCATACCGATCTACATATTTTGCAGTGTAGGTCTTCAGGTTAATCAGCACATCACCTATACTCACGCTGTGCATATCCGCAACACGATCTATGTTATCTTCCGGCCCAGCATTACTCACCTCAAATACCTCATGCAGCGTTTCCGCCTCAATGAAGGCCACGGTTGCATACAAG